GCCTACAGTAAGGATAAGAAGAAACAGCAAACTAAGAGGAAGAAGAAATGAAAGGTTATAAATTCTCTAACCCTGATCCCGTTGCTGTTGGGATTGATACCCAAAAGAAACCAGGGAAATCAGGAAAAGCACAGGAACCTTGGGATACTATGATGAAGTCTCTAGGGAGTGAAGGTGCGGGCAGTGGTTCCAGGCATAAGAAATATAAGAAGGTGTCTGTAAGGAATCTCTAATGGCTGATTGGATTAAGGGTGCTGTAAAGCGACCAGGAGCCTTCACAGCGAAAGCTAAGAGGCATGGTATGTCTGTACAGGCATATGCCAGGAAAGTCCTTAAGAAGGGTTCTAAGGCTTCTAAGCTGACAAAGCAACAGGCTAGACTTGCACAGACATTCAAGAGGATGGCTAAGTAATGGCATTTGAATTTATAACAAGCGCAGTTCTAAATGCTTTAGGTGGTAATAAAGATGCTCTTGGCTCAGTCTCAGGTAAGGCTGCTGATGACCCTGGCTGGCTAACCTCTACAGGAGAGCAGGGTACATACGGGGATATTTATTGGCCACTATCTCCCGGTGGTGGATTTTATTGGAAGAAGGGAGAGCCTGTCTTAAATCCCGCTCTTATTCCAGATGAGTGGGGTAATGCAGTTCCTTATAATGTTCTTGGGAGTGCTATTGAACAAGCATTACAAAATGAACCAGAATCAGTACGACAGGCAATAGAGAAGCGTTACGGAACATCAAAACCTTATGTAACAGAATTACCAGAAGGAACAATCTTTGGTAAGCCAATTACGCAAGAAAATACGCCTAGATTGATGAAGGGGGCTTTTTGGGATCCTCAAGGTACCGGTCCAGACCCTTCTGATCCTTATTCTTACTGGGATGACCCTAAAAAAAGGAAAGGTTTACCAAGCGATTTTTTAGCAGAAGGTGTAGATCCATATCGATCTCTTACGCAAAGAGCACTTGATGTTGGGTTGGGCATTATAAACCCACAGAGATTTGGACAACAGTCTTCTACCGCTATTTCTCCAAATGTAATGCCATCTAATTGGGATGACTTCTACACAGATCCTACTAAAGAAACACTGACAGGAAAGGCATTAAATAAATGGCTAAGAGAGGGTGGTACTCTCCAAGCTAGCACACATGGGGATGAGTTTCGTGGAATCACAGGAGAGGATGTGACTAACCAAACTCTACTTTCAGCACTGGGTGCTCTTGCTCCAAGAGTTCTTGCTGGAACTTCAGGAGTGGCTGCTGCTTTGTATCCTACTAGAATGGGTGATGCTTACATCGGTGATCCTGCAGAAGCTGCAGCAGTTCAATCTGCTCTTAAAGCAGCTAGGGCATTAGATCCTGAAAGAGAAGCTGCTGCTACTATGGGCTATCTGAAGCCTGAAGAATTCGGATTAGACCCATTCACAAATGAACAGATAGCAGAAGCTAGAGCCACCTTTCAGAGATTGATGGAGGAAACACCAGAAGAAGTCTCACAATATATCTCCCCCACTGCTGACCCTTATATCTATCAAGATCAGGTAGCAGAGGCTCTCCAAAAAGCACGGGCTGAACAAACCCTATTCACAGGGGATGAGGTAGATGTGGCTAGTAGGGCACCACTAAATATGGCAAATATAATGAGAGCCATAAATCGCAATGCTCCATCAACAGGCATTGGAACAGATATTGTAGAACCTACTGTAGATCCTTCTCCGTTTATTGGTGATCCAGGTTTTACTCCAAGTCTTGGTGGTCACACACTTGGCGGTCCAGTAGTGGGTACTACACAGACAGGTGTTCCAAGTGGTTTTGAAGCTCTTGCCTCATTGATACAGGATGATCCGAGTGTTGCACAAAAGTATATCAGTGGTGCTGGACCTACTGCAGAGTTAGCTAACCTTGTTGCCAACACTGGTGTGGAAACTTTTACAGACATCCCAGAGACTCCCTGGACTCCACCTGCTCCCGTTGTTCCTGACATCACGGAGGAATTAGTGGATTTCTCCGCTATACAGTCATCAAGGGAAGCGGAAGCGCAGAAAGCGCAAGATAAGATAGATAGACAGTTGGAACATGCTGCCAATGTTCGTAGAAAAGATGAAGAGAAAGCGAGACTAGCATCAGCCAGAAATGCCAAATCAGAGCAAGCAAGAATAAACAAAGAGAATAAGGAAAGAAAAGCAGAGGAAAAGCGCATAGCTGATTCACAGGCTGCAGCAGAAAAGAAACGCAGAGCAACAGAAAAGCAAATGGCAGATATGCTAAAGCAAATGAATGAAACCCATCAGGCTTACTTAGCTAGGAAGAGAGAAGAGGAAGCGAGAAGGAAGAGATTAGGGTATGGTGTAGGAGCCATGTGGACATGACCGAACGACAAGAGAAATTTGTTGAGTATTATTCACTTACTGGCAATGCAGCCAAGTCTGCAGTGGAGGCTGGCTATTCCCAAAAGACAGCTAAACAGAAGGGATACGAACTCAAGAAACTTCTCAGCAATGAAATACATGAACAGACTCAAAAGATACTTCAAGACAAGATTCCCGCAAGCATACACTGGCTTACAGAACTGGCACAGAAGGCAGAGAGCGAAAGCGTTCGCCTTGGGGCGATCAAGGATCTTCTGGATAGAGCGGGATTGAAACCTGTAGAACGCATTGAACAGACAAACGTAGAGCGAATGTCAGATGAGGAAATCCAAAGAGAACTCAGCGCACTCCTCAAACATTAGAAGTTTAGAACTTTTACGCGAACAACGTAGAAGGGAGAGGTATAATAGGATTGATACATACGATCCCTACCCATACCAATCCACCTTCCACCAAACAGGGAAGGAGTGCAACCAAAGACTTCTCATGGCTGCTAACAGAATTGGAAAATCATTCTGTGGTAGTATGGAGCTTTCCTATCACTTAACTGGCTACTATCCAGATTGGTGGAAAGGGAGGGTTTATCGCCAACCCGTGATAGCCTGGGCTGGTGGTGTCTCCAACGAGACAACTAGAGATATTGTTCAGTTTGAATTATTGGGTTCCCCCGATGATCCAGAAGCTTTCGGTTCCGGTACTATACCGAAAAATCTAATAATAAAAACCGAGAGAAAACCTGGAGTACCTAACGCTAAGAGTGTGGCACTCATTAAGCATGTTAGCGGAGGGAACTCTTCTTTATTCTTCAAAGCCTATGAGATGGGAGTAGAGAAGTGGCAGGGTAGATCCGTAGATGTGATCTGGCTTGACGAGGAACCTTCAAGGGATATATACTCGCAAGCTGTTACCCGTACGCTTGATAGAAGGGGGATGGTTTATATGACCTTCACCCCTGAGCAAGGCATGACAGAGACAGTTGCATCCTTCATGAACAACCTCCAACAAGGACAGTCTCTAACCAACGCAACATGGGATGATGCCTCAGAGAAAATCATCTCCATGAATGGGCAGAATGGTCACCTTAACGAATTGGTTATGGAGCAGATCCTTTCTTCCTATTCTCCCCATGAGAGGGAGATGCGTAGATACGGTAGACCCTCTATAGGTTCAGGATTAGTCTTCCCTGTACAGGAAGATAAGGTTATAATAGAACCGTTTGAGATCCCAATGGAGTGGGCTAGACTATCAGCGATAGACTTTGGTTACGATCATCCCACAGCAGTAGTGTGGCTGGCATGGGATAAGGATGAGGATGTATACTATCTGTACGATTGTCACAGAATGTCCAAAGCCACACCTCACGTTCACTCTGGTTACATCAAAACCAGACCCAATTGGATACCAATGGTATTCCCCCATGATGGAAACAGGAAGGATTCTATGGGGAATCCAGGTCTAGCAGACCAATACAGGAGTCATGGTATCAACATGCTCCTTGATCACTTCACAAATCCCCCTGCATTAGGGGAAAAGAAGGGTGGAAACTCCATAGAAACAGGCATAATGGCTATGCTTCAAGCTATGGAAAATGACCGATTTAAGGTGTTTTCCACACTTTCTGACTGGTTTGAGGAGTTCAGGATGTATCACAGGAAAGCTGGCAAGATCGTACCCGTGAGGGATGACTTAATGTCAGCAACAAGGTACGCATTTCAATCAATGGATAGATTTGGAATCTCTGGTGGGGAAGAAGACTGGAGTAAGGAAATTGAATATAAAAACATGGGTATTGTATGAAATTAACTGATGCAGAAATTCTAAGCAGGATACAAGGAGAGATAACAGACTCGCTTGGGTATGGTGGTGAGATCTCCAAACAGCGTGAAGATGCGATGCTTTACTACTATGGTCTTCCCTTCGGTAATGAGGTGGAAGGAAGAAGCCAGTATGTGGACTCCAGTGTCATGGACACGATTGAATGGATCAAACCTTCCTTGATGAAGATCTTTGCATCAGGTGATGAGGTGGTTGTTTTCAATCCGCAGGGTCCAGAGGATGTAGAGTCAGCCAAGCAAGCCACGGATTACGTTAATTATGTTTTCATGCGTGACAACCCTGGTTGGGAAATCCTTTACTCCTGGTTCACTGATGCACTTCTGCAAAAGAACGGTATCGTTAAGTGTTGGTGGGATGAGTCAGAGGAATGGAATCGGGAGGAGTACAGCAATCTCGATGAAATAGAATTCAATATGCTCATTATGAATGATGATGTTGAGATCATCGAGCACACCCCACGAATGGAAGAGGAAGGTGAGTTCCATGATGTTGTCATTAAACGAAGGAGGGATTCAGGAAGAGTAAAGATAGAGAATGTTCCACCTGATGAGTTCCTTATTTCCAGAGAGTCAAAG